GAGTGGGAGGGAGTCGCAGCATGAAATTCACCCGTCCGGTAGTCCTGTTGTCCATCAATCAAACCCCTCGTCAGAAAGTTGTTGACAGCAGGCTAAAGTGATTGCAGAATGACTGCAAGTGCACAAAGCATGTGTAACGAATGAAGGTTGTACAGCAGCACCCACAGAGGAGATCATCATGGCACTGAAACTAGCAAAGACCGGCGGCAAACAGCACACCGGCAAGTACGTCGCCTATTACCGGGTCAGCACGCAGGAGCAGGGCAATAGTGGTCTCGGTCTTGAGGCCCAGCGTGAGGCAGCAATGCGGTTCCTGAACGGTGGATCCTGGGAACTGATCGGCGAATTCACCGAGGTCGAGTCAGGCACCCGCAAGAAACTCAAGTCCCGCCCGCAACTGCAGGCAGCGCTCAAGATGGCATCCAAGCAGGGCGCCACTCTCCTGGTTGCCAAACTGGATCGCCTGGCACGCGACGTTCAGTTCATCGCCGAGTTGCTGAATGGCAAGGTTCCCTTCGTCTGCTGCGACTTCCCTGATGCCGACCGCACCTACCTGCAGATGATGGCAGTCTTCGCCGAGCATGAGGCACGCCGCATCGGCGAGCGCACCAAAGACGCCCTGGGCGCCCTCAAGCGTCGCGGAGTCAAGCTGGGAACGCCCAACCCGATGGCCGGCAACGTCATCGCCGTGCGCGTCCTCAAAGAAGGCGCAGATGAGTTCGCCGCCCAGGTCATGCCACATATTCGCGAGATCATGGCTGCCGGCCACACCAATTTGCGCGACATCGCCGCCGCCCTGGAACGCAGAGGGATCAAGACCCGCACCGGCAACACCAAGTGGTATCCAAGCCAAGTCAGCAACTTGCTGAAAAGGGCATAGAACCAAAGGCATATGACCAAAGTGAGTCTATGAAATCCACCAATAGGTGAATAAAATGGGAACAAATCATGAACACACTACTGGAGTTTTTAGCGTACCAACTAGTGGCGATCGTCGTCATCATCTTCGCCGGCATGTTGATCGATCGGCTTACCGGTGGCAGGATTTGGCACAGAGACAGCAGACCATTCGCGACCTGGATGAAGGACAAGGAAGCGTTAGATCAGGAAAGAAAAGAGATTCAGGAAACATGGCAGGCAATAAACGACGCGATCCGCGAACCGACCCGCAAGCAGGACTGAAGGACTTCGTGCGCCGGGTGAACCGTATGGGATTCCCAAACTCACACCGGGTCGAGTACCCGATCTGGACAGTCAAGGATATCCAGTGGGCAGCAGTGCTGACCGAGCAACTGTTCCACGAACTGAAGGAATACGCCTACGGGCGCCACGACCTGGATCCGCTGGAGCGGGTGCTGCGGTCTCGGATGGCAGTAATCGGTGTGGCTCACACTATGAGCCAGCGCACCAATAACATTGCGGCAAAGGCCATAGTTCGTGGGTTGCCGAGAATAGCCGATTGATTGATGTACAACCAGGCCCAGGTTGGGCGATAACCAGGAAGGAAGAGGAAAAGGGAAATGTCTAGTTCGCATAATTCACAGTCTGTCTATAGGCAGACAAACCTACTAGATGTAGGAAAACTTGCGCGGCAATCGGTGCGGATTTACCCCCGCACCGACTATACGGATCGCAAGGCAGTCAATGCTTTACGCAAAGGATGGATCGAAAAGATCCAGTACCTCGGGCCGCGCTGGCTACTAGCCAAAGCCAACTGGATTTCGCGCCGCCAGGCCGGGTACATCACCATCGATGAGGTGGTCTTTATCGGTTGCGTTGCATCCTTCTTTATTCAATGGGTGCTGGCATGAAAGCGACCGCCATCGGGAAAGTCACCCGCAATGACATGCTGTCCTGCTCCCAGCTTCCGGCACTGCTCGGGGTCGACAACTACGGCAAGACCCCCAACGACGTCCTGCGCCGCTGCCAGGATGCCATCGACGGTATCGACGACGACTTCGAACCCAACGAAGCCATGGGTTGGGGATCCCGCCTGGAACTGGCAATCGTTGAAGAGGCCGCCGAGCGTCTTGGGATGGATCTGCGCCACGGTTTCACCGAGGCATTCACCTGCCTGTTCGCGCCGCTGCAGTGTTCGCTCGACGCCAAGATCACCCCGATCCTTGCCAACCAGGTCATCCAGACGGCGCCAGACCGTGGCATCTACGTCCTGAATGAATCCGGCAAGATCGAGACCCGTGGCGAAGGTTGCCTGGAAGCCAAACTGACCAGCATGGCGCCCGAGGATTCCCCTCCGCTGCACCGTGGGCCACTCCAACTGCAAGGCCAGATGATGTGCACCGGTGCCAAGTGGGGCGCCCTGGCGACCCTGTATCGCGGCACCGAGATGCGGATCTTCGTCTTTGATCGGCATGAGCCAACCTGCGCATCCATCGAAGCCAAGGCACGCGACTTCGAAGCGCGCCTGCTGACCTACCGCAACACCGGCCAGGCCGAGTGGTATCCGTTGGCATCCGCCGAAGACGGATCCCGCACCTGGCCCGAGGTAAAGCGTGAGGAGATCGAGTTACCCATCGAGGCCGCGCATCTGATCGCTGCCCTGAAGCGGGCCAAGGAAATGAAGGAAGAGGCCGATGTGCTGATGGGCAATGCCACCAAGGATCTGATGGACATGATTGGGGATGCCGAGGTCGGGGTGTATGGATCCACCAAGGTTGTCTGGGGATCCCGCTCCTACAAGGCACAACCAGAGAAGGTCACCCCGGCCAAGGCCGCCTACACCATCCGCAATAAAACCCTGTCCATCAAGGAGGCAGCATGAACTCCAGCATGATGATCCATGACGTTGTCGACGTTCAGTCCACCGACTCCGTCATCCAGGTCGAAGACCGCACGGTGGGAGTGACGGAATTTGTCATCACCACCAAGGACGGATCCAAGATGACCATCAATCTGTTCGATGCCGAGGTCGATGATGCCGAATCCTAAAGAACTGATGAAGTGCCGCCGGGATGCAGCCGATGCCATGCAGAAGTTGATCTTCCGCGCCCACAAGAACAACGGATTCGTCCGTCCCGAAGACTGTCAGGCAGTCACCGACATGATCCTGATGTCTGTCATCCAATCGTTTGCCGAATACACCGCCAACTTTACCGAGGAAGAATGCAATGAACACACTGCCCACTAGCCTGGCGCCCAAGACCATGGGCGAAGCCATGGAGTTCTCAAAACTGATCAGCCAAAGCAACATGGTTCCAACTGCCTACAAGGGCAAGCCAGCCGACGTTCTCGTTGCCGTGCAGTGGGGCGCCGAGTTGGGCCTGGCGCCGCTCCAGGCACTGCAGAACATCGCCTGCATCAACGGCAAGCCGAGTGTCTACGGTGATGCTGCCCTTGCCCTGGTGCGCGGATCAATGGTCTGCGACGATGTCGAGGAATACATCGAAGGCGAGGGTGAGCAGATGGTCGCGACCTGCATTGCCAAACGCCGCAACTGCAAACCGGTCGTCGCCAAGTTCTCGGTCTTCGATGCCAAGGCTGCAGGCTTGTGGAAGAAGTCCGGGCCATGGACGCAGTACCCGCGCCGGATGCTGCAGATGCGCGCCCGTGGTTTCGCCCTGCGCGATGCCTTCCCGGATGTGCTGAAGGGTCTGATCACTGCCGAGGAGGCCCAGGACTACCCGCGCACTGAACGCGACATCACCCCGGTAAATCCCCTGGAAAAATTTGCCCAGAAAATTGCCGAGGAATTGCCGTCGCCGGCCCGCGAGGAAGAACCGGTACAACCTGCAGAGGTAGCGATTGAAGGCGAGGTCATCCCCGAGGATGTCCCGGCACCGGAAACGTCAGGCAAACGGTATCCGTTGATCGTGCCTGGCGGCGAGGTCGTCAGTGAGTGCGCCACCCCGGATGAGTGGGTGGATGCTTGGGTCGCCATGCTTTCCAAGGTCATCAGCAGCAAGAAGTATGAGGCGCGGGAGAAGATGACCAAGTGCCGCGAACTGCGCGAGTGCAACGTCGGCGTATCCGATCACCTGGAACCGCAGCAGAAGTCCATCCTGATGGGCAAGTACCAGGCCGCACTGCGCAAGCTGGGCGCCATGATGAACGAAGCCGGAGAGGAGATCAGTGATGCATCCTGATACCTACTCCAAGATCCAGGCCATGATCCAGTTCATCAAGGACTTCCAGGTTTCGACGGGTTGCTCACCGTCGTACCAGGAGATCGGCGACCACCTCGGCATCTGCAACACCTACGTTGCCAAGTTGATGCGCTTCGCCGAGGCCCGGCAACTGGTGCGCAAACCCTACGGCAAGCGCCGCGAGATCCAGGTGCTGTGATTTACAGGTTCTTCAGCGCCAGGAACTGACTGACCGTCATGCCGCCTGCACTCTCTGTCAGGGTGCGGGTGGCATGTTCCCATACTGCCTGGGCCATCAGATCCAGGTCGACCCCACCAGAGGATGCCGAGGCGAGTGCCTTGCCAGCGGATCCGGTCTCCTGGTACTGCACCAGCAAGGAGTTCCAGACGGCAGCGGCCAGGTTCTCCGGGGATAGTTCAGTGAATGGACTCACGCTCCCCTTCAATTCGCCCGTGGCATAGCTAAGAAGTGTCGCGACTGCCTCGCCCTCCGCATGACCAATCGCCCATGCCAGTGCGTTAATCACGGCACTGTCTGTGGCTATCCCTGCTGCTGATCCTGCCATGCCAAGAGCCGCATTCAGGTTGGCGTTGGTCGTTGCCTCCCCGAGTGCGCTTGCCACCATCGAAACAACCAACTGAAGGGTCGCTTCTGCTGTTGGAGTCGTACCCTCCGCAAGTCCAGAGAGATTCCATCCTTTAGCCATTGCCAAAGAGGCAATCGTCGTCCCTTGGGTTTCGTTGTGACTCGACATCCCGCCGGCCTTGCGCGGCAGAACCCACGACTTCTGACCATTGGATCCCTGCGGAATCGCTGCCAGTTTTCCAAACGCAGCGCCGTTGTTGAACCGACTATCCCCGAGTCTGTTTGTCGCATCACCACCCAGGTAAGCCAACCCGTTGCCACCGGGGTTGAACCGGTGGGGTGCGTGTAACCAGAAGTGGCCGGCAGTGATTAGCACATCAACCCCAGACTACGTCAGTCGTTGCAAGGAAGTTGGCGTTGGCAGTGGTTGCTGCAGTATGGTAAGCCATCAGCTTGACGCAAGCACCGTCAGGGATCTTCGGCATGGATGGCATCATGTTCACCAGATCGGTCATCGAATGCATACCCGCAGTCGGGATCGGAAGCACGAACAGAGGCTTGACCAGCAGGATTGCTAAACGACCCGAGCCTGTGTAAGCAGTGGCAGCAAACGTCACCGACTCAATGTCCTTCACTCCGGTATGACCCGCAGCAAGGTTGAGGAACGGCGCCGCACGGGTAGCCACTGGCCCAGAGTGGATGACATGACCTTTCGGCGCAGCAGCAAGCGTCGAGGATGCCACCGTGGTTTGACCCGTAGAACCTGAAGCACCGGACGCAGTGTAGGTCACCGTGATGTTGCCGCCACCAGTAGTCGGAGCAGTCTGCGATACAACCATCATGCGCAGACCTTCACCGTAAGCATAACGGTCACCCTTGCCAGTGGTATTGCCAAGTGCCGTCATGGTGATGGTGTGGGTCGCAGCGGTGTAGTTGGCAGATGAAATGGGAACATAACCTACCTGATCAACTGCCATGATGATCCACGGTGCGCCAGTGGTAACGTTGCAGCTTGCCCCGAAGTTCAGGAAGTGCTTGGTGTCGGTCGAGACATCACCACCCAACGCCCAAGAGGATGCCGTGGTGTTGTCCGTCGGGACATAAACCACCGAAGTACCCGTGTAGGCATCAGCAGTCGGAGTCCCTGCGAACACACTCAGGTCAGTCCAGTAACCGGCAGTCGGCGCCGTGTCATGGGTCTTCTGATAGACATTGCAGTTTTGGATTTTGCCAGCGGTCATTTCAGCCAGCAGGTCGTCTTGTGATGAGAATCCCATGTCAGTTACTCCAGATGTATTCGATGTAACCCGTTAAGATGGACGAAGCGATTGATCCGCCCATCCCCCTGCCGATGATGCCGAGGAATGCCCCGTTCTTGATCTCAGGGTATCCCGCGTTATTCACTCCGCTTTCCACCATTGCCGCGTCACCGTAAGAAGCAAACGTAGTCGCATCCCTGCGGCGTACTTCCTCACGCACCCAGTTATTCACCAGTGGTTTGACCAGCACGATGCAGAACAGACCACCGTTGTTGACGTTCATCGTCACCGACTTGACCCGCGTCACTCCGGTATCACCATCAGCAAGATGGACGAAAGGCGCCGTGGAAGTGGCGTTACCGATACAGGAAACCAACGCACCAGGAGGTTGAGCCGCAGCGCAGTAGATGATCGGTGTAGTCTTCTCTACCCCATCCTGATTCTCGTAGGTAATCGTGAAGTTGCCGCCGCCAGTAGTAGCGGACTGACTCACCACCATCATCTGCAAACCCTTATCCCCAACGTACCGAGGCAGGGTCTTGGTATTCACCATCTCCTGCAAGTCACCCGCCGCGTCAGCATCGACGAAGGGGTAATAGAGCAGGTAGTCCAACAGCATCAGATGCTGGTTCTGGTTTGTCGCGCTAGTCCCTGAAGACGCAAGAGACATCGCGCACCACGACTTCATGTAGACCGTCTTGGCTGGCAGGGTCGGGATATACAACCCCTTGTTCGACTCAAGAGTTTCCGCTACCAGTGGGCTGGCCGCATAGTAGTTCGCTACCGGCATACCTGGGGCATAGGAGTAGTCGAACCACTGCCCTGTCACAGTCGCTGTCGCAGACGCTGCCTTGCGGTACTGGCACAAGCCATAGTTACCGCCGACAACGTCAGAGACTAGCGTCCGGTAGTTCTTGAACATCAGTCTTCAGTGATGTCGAGGTCGCCAGCCGAGAACTGTGGCTGAATTCCGCTAGACACAGCAAGGTCTGCAGTCAATGCGCCGCTATACAGCAACTTTCCCGCACCGCTGGAGTCCGTACCTACCCCGAAGTAGCGAAGCGTTGCACCTGTAGCACCACACTGAGCGAACTGGACAAGAGCGGCATTGCTCACCGTGTTGCCAGATACCGTCCATCCTCCGGTAGTACGCGCTACTTCCTTTCGGACGTAGTTTGTATAAACCGTTTCACTTGTAGTCTGGTCTCCAGCCTCACCAGGATCTGCCGTATGCAATGAAACGTACAGATTGCCAGCGGTAGTGGAACCGCGAACACCTGTCGCATCACCAATCAGAGCAATGGCATCATTGTTGAAGATGTGCTTCAGGAGGTCGTTTTCAAATGTGTTTGACTTTGACATGGTGTTGCTCCTATGCGGTACGGGTCACTGAGGTGACGTTTGCTCCGGAATAAGACAGGGAAAGCGATGCGACGACAGTACCAGATGCGCCGCCAGTTTTATAGGTAACTGCAGTCACATCGGATCCGGTATATCCGAATTCAATATAGTCATAGGCCGGCACCAGGAATCCACCGAGTGCCTGCACCCGTTGCTGATACACGTTGCCGACAGACGTCTGCACCAGGGCAGCATCGAGTTGCTTGACCCCTTCGTTGGCTGGCAGAAAAGCATCAGTCATGCTCACACCTTTCTCTCAAAATGCGGCTCGTCCTTGAACGACTTCCAGAACATTCCGGCCTGGTTCGCCTGGTCTAATCCTTCCCAGTACTTGCCCAACTCTTGCGGGTAGCAGATCTTCCCCCCCGCATCGAAGAAGTGCAGATCCGCCGCGCACTTCTTCAAGTGCATGCTGTTCATCGTCTTGCTGCGCCCGGTCTGGATATACACCGCTTGCTGCTCCGGGGTACGCAGCACCTCGCCAATGCGCACCCGGTATCCCAGTGCCTGCGCCTTCTGGATCAGCAATGACAGGTGGTGGGCAAAGATTTCTTGATGGCCGCCCAGGGTCATTTGCCGCGCTCCTTCATGTCGATGACCTTCTCGATGCTGCGCCCGACGAAATATGCGCTCATCACCAACATGAGCATCTGCGCCAGCAGTTCGACATAAGCCTGGGTGACCTGGAACCCGACACCGGACGACAGGCTGAACACCGTGTAGGCGCCCAGCAAGTACAACAACACCAGGGGTCGGATGTTCTTACTGAGCCAGGAGTCACTCAGCATGTCTGCCTTCCAGCGTTCCGTCACCTGGGCCTGGCCGGCCTTCTCGGCCTCGATGTCCAGTTCCTTCTGCTTGATCGCAGCGTCGAGCAGGTATTCCTCATGCTCGATCTCAGCCTGGCGCAGCACATGGGCCGGCGCGGAGTCCAACTTAACGCCGAGTTGTTGCTCAACTACCTGCTGGCCTTTCGCCATGACAGCATTGGCTAATAGGGAAAGACCTTGAGAGGCTAGGGTTGCGACGATGGGTAGCATGACTATTTCTTCTTGATTTCTTCTTGCGTGATGTGGGCAACCAGTTGAGCAGACAGCACATCAAACTTGGCACCCAGCGTTTCAAACCCATGCTTCATGCTCATGTCCAACCTGTCAAACCTGTTGTCCAACTCACTCTTCACATAGTGGTCGGAAGCTAGTTTCAGTTCCACCTGATGGAGTCGGTCTGCATCTTGGTGATGTTTGGTGTACAGATCCTCAAGTTGCTTCTCCTGCTCATGGTCTTTCTTCTGGAGTAGGTAGCCCACGATGGAGATCAAGAGGCCGAGTGCCGCTTCGAGTAGGTGATGTTCATTCATTAAGCATCCTCAGTGCGTATTCAGGGAAAACGTCTATATCGTAGTATTGAGAAATGAACTTGGCGAAGAGTGGCTTGCGGTCATCCTCGTAATACTTGGCTTGCACCTTGTATGCCTCGACCTCTGCGTCCAGTTTGTATTGCTGATTGAACAGGTAGAAGAAGGAATGCAAGCCAAGAGTGCGGAACCACTGCTTCACATGGGTGAGTTCATGTTGATAGAGACCGACGTCATCCTTGTACTGCTTGAGGATGCGGATCACCGGCCCATTTGCACATCCGCCCATGCTGGGAGGCAGGGAGTCGACGTAGAAAGTAAGAGGCCAGCGCATCACACCACCTCAAGTACTACAGTCCAGAGTTCAGAACCATTCTCTGAGTACAAGAATACTTCGGCTTGTGTGGCATCTTTCGGCGCCTGTACCCACAACATGAATGGACACCAAGTTGTCCCGTTTGCCCCTACTGCCCCAACATAAGCATTCGTTTCTGCTGTGCTTGCAGCAGTGCCTCCGAAGTCATACCACTTAAAGCGAAGAATGTTTTGCGAACCGGTCGCGTTAGTTTTCATCCATCCTTTGAGTAGGTAGGTGCGCTGCGGCTCAACTACAAACTTAGGCGAAGTGGCTGACGTTGTAGCACCTCCACCTGCTGCCGTAAGACGAAGGGCATTGTTAGCAGTTAGTCCTTCAATCGTCGGAAGACTAGTGGCAGTGCTTCCCCAACTGGACGTTCCAGATGCATTTGTGAATATCCATCCACCACTGGTCGCCCCACCATTCACCCCGTAAGCAGTGATTACATCCGCTGCCAGATCAACCTTACCAGCAAGTAGGTTGGTGCCTTCATCAAGTTTAAGAGAGACTGTTGTTGGATAAGGATCAACAGCACTATGGGTAGTTGCCCAACAATTCTTGAACTTGGATTTACACCCATACACTAATGGGTTGTAGGTTGATCCTTGGGTGAAGTTGCAGTCACCAAATTCGACATTGGTAGCATTGACCCAAAACTTTCCACTGACACTTGCAGCCCCAGTAGACAGGTCTGAAACCGTCTTGATTGGAGGGACAGTAGAAGATGTTCCATATCCCCGACGAAGGAACGTATCTGAAAGATTCAAGCATCCGTCTGCACTATCCAAGATACGGAAGAATGACATTGAATCATTGTTCATCCCCCAATTCTGGATGTTACTCATGTTAAGGGTGACTCGACTGCTGATCTTAATAGCCGACTTACCCTCTAAACAGGTGCCAATAATGTTCAGAGTTGAGCCATGGTTCCACGCAAGGGTTCCTGCTGTGTCATCGATGTTCTCAATGAAACCACCAAGAATGGTTAGCTCCGAATTGTGAACATACAGGGCGTTGCAGTTAGCTTCTGCGGATAACCCAGTTCCTGCCCATGCAGAATTTGAGGTAGTAATCGTTGGACTGATGAATGTCAACTTACCGTTTGGCTGGCGCATATAGACACCAGTGATGCAATCCTGAGTACGCAGTCCGCCGACATAGCATTCTGAGATTGGTGCATCTGTGGCAACACCTTCAGCAGCAACATCACCTTGCGCTGGAATCGGATCAGACTGCGATGGCAACGCACCGATACAAAGACCAACAACACACCCACTGATCAGCATCCCGTCAATACGGTTAAGGCCTGGGTAGTAGGTGTTTAGGTCATTCGTGTACCAATGCACACCGCATTCATAATTTGCACTTTGCCCACCAGAAACAGCCATATTCAAGATGGTTGCGGATCCGCACTTAATTTGAACAATAGACTTGGTTGCGGTAGAGGCGATACCGATTATGTTTGAGTTGTTGAAATCGTAAGTTGTACCAAGACGCGCACCAATCGATCCTAGTGTGATTTGAGTGACACGGTAGTCACCCGCAGGGAATACCAATGTTCCAGCACGCACAGTTTCGATGTAATCGATGGCATCCTGCACCGCAGAAGTTACATCTAATACCGTGTTGTTCTTCACGGCAGCAATCTGCGTCGCGGTCATGAAGTCAAATACACTGACGACTTCGCGCAGCTTGGTCTGCACGTTGGTTTCTACTGCGCCAGTTCCTGCTGGAGTGAACACAATAGCCGATGCATCTGCCGGGTCTCCGGTCGATGAAGCATTCGTGGCGATTGGCTCGCCGTTGGTATCGAAGGCAAGAAACTTTCCTCCACGCGATGCAACATCCGGGATCGTCATGTCCAGCGTCGGGTCGTCGTAGGGTGGAACCTTCAGCGCACGCAGCGACTGCTCTTCCAGTTGCTGGGCATAGATCGTCAGGGAGTCGAGTTCGTCATTCAGTGAGTTCGCCAGGAGATCGCCGCCGGTCACAAAGTCGGTGTTGCGCTGGATGGCGCGATCACCCACGATGGTGATGTCGTCCGCTGCCACTGCCGCCGAGACCAGTGTGATGCTGCCGGTGCCGTCGACGTTGATCGTCACCGAGTAGTCCGTCGTCAAGGTCAGCAGGGTGCTGTTCTTGTAGACGTCGATGTCGGTGTTCGCCAGGATCTCAAAGGTGAACGGGTATGGCCCGGTGCCGGCGCTGCCGGTGTATTGCACGCGGCGGAGAACATCACTGATATCAATACTCATTGCTTACGCTCCTGATGAAGTCTGTACTTAATGCCCAAGGAAGAAACTGCGGGGGGTATCCGGGTGACCGCTATGCCACTCTGCGTTCTCCCTGGCACGATCTAACAACTCACTGTCCTCTTCCAGCAGGCGTGCCTTGGCGACCGCCATGGCATCACCGTAGAGACCGGCAATCGTCGTCTGCTGCTGCTCTGCCGTCAGTCGGCTGAAGGAGGGGTTCTTGTACAGCATCACAATCGCATCCTTCACATTGCCGGATCCGAAGGGAACCTCGTTGGTGTAGGTCAGCAACTTGTTGTACTGCTCGGCAGAGAGATCCACCGTGCCTTTGCCGGCCATGCCGTTGAACTCCACCGTGAATTGCTGCTTGGTATTCGGGCGTTTGATCGGCTGGCCGATGGCAATCAGGATCGCATCCGCCTCCGACAACTTGCCGTTGCTGACGAAGAACGGATCCACGAAGTCCCGCGCATCACCAAACCCGCGTTGCATCGGCTCACCCCACACGTTCAACTTGGGCGGCAATCCTTTCGCGGCGCCTGGCATCCCGGCCTTGTACTGGTTCAGTGCCTGCCAGAATCCCTTCACCGGTGCTGGCTGATCCATGTCGGCAGGCATGGTCTCCGAGATCGTCGGGTCGATGCTGCGCTCAAAGGCCCGCGCCACTGCCGAGTAGGCGCCCGCCGGGGATCCGCCAATGGCAAACCCGGTCGCCGTCTTCGACACGTTGTTCAGCAGGGAGACAAAGAACGACTTGTCGGCCTTGCTGCCCTGGCCGAGATCCGACACCAGGCGGGACAACCCGGCCAGCATCGGTTGCTTGCCCAGGTAGTCCATGCCGGCCATCGTCGCAGCGAAGATCCACTTCTCGGATTCGGCCATATCGTCCGACTCCATGGCGGTTTCTGAGGCTGATGCGCCCATGGCAAGGAAGGAAGCAATCGGTTCGATGCCGGCATAGGACACATAGACCTTGTCCGGGCCGACCCGCACCATGCCGCCGGTCAGTTCGTTGAAGGTATCCAGTTCATCCTGGCTGACGTCTGCCCGGTCATAGACAATCGAGAAAGGTTGCCATCCCTGGTTCTTCAGATGCTCCTGCTTGGCGCGATCTGCCGGGCCGGATCCGGTCACCCGATGACCCACTGACAGGGCGCCGACCCCCAGCACCAACGACGACCCCAGGCTGGCCTTTGCCAGTGCGGAGTCCATGGCCGCGCCGCCTTCTTTCATGGCGCCCCAGAACGACGGCGAAACGAATGCCGCCGGGGTGCGCTTCAGCGTTTCCAGCATGATGTTCGCCGGGGTACGAACGAAGGGGAAATAGAGTTTAAGGATGGGGTGCTGCAACACCTTCTGCAGTTCGCCGAGACCACCTTCCAGCGGTGCGGTAAAGGTCGCCACACGGGCGGCCTGCAGGGCGGCCTTGTCGATTTCCTCGGTCGGGTTGTCCAGTGCCGAGATGCCCCAGGCATCTGCCTGCGCCTTGGCCTGCGCATCGGGGATCCCGTTCTGCACCAGACGGTCATACTCTGTCCGCTTGCCGCGATTGACCAGTGCCGTCAGTTCCGAGCGATACGCCACTGCTTTGAAGAACTCGTCCTCGGCCATCAGTGCGCGGCCAGGCAGGGTGATGAATGTTCCGTAGTAGTCGAGGGCATGCCCCCAGGCGCCTGATGCGCCAAACTGTTCGCCCAATTTCCCCTGCTGGTTGATTGCCAACTCGATCTTGCCGATGGGATCCGATGGCATATTCTCGCCATATGCCTTCGCCGCCAGCGCCGCCCCGTCCAGGATCCCGGAGGGGATCGCCGAGGCATAGGCCCAGGCATCCCCCAGGGAGGCAAAGTCATCGGCGCCGAAGATGTGCCGCGTGTTACCGATCAGCCCGGCCAGCACCCGCTCGGGGATCTGGTACGCCGCGAAGGCCGCGTTGCCGCCGACGTTGCGCGCATGGGTCACGGGGGATGACAGCAGACCGTTGATCCAGGTGGTGAACCACAGATCCTTCACGTTTGTGGTCAGGGTGCGCTCGGTCAGTTTGTTCTTCGCGGCCTGGGTCGGCAGCATCAGGTAACGCTCGGCAAGCTGGGCGATGTCGTTGAGTCCGCCAGACTGATCGATCATGGCCTGGATGGATGCCGTGTCCTTGCCCTCGCGAGGGATCTTGAAGACGCCAAGGGAACGGGCGATATCGACCTGCACACCTTTCACGGTTTTCTGCAGCACCCCCTGCAGGGCGAGTGCCTGCTGGAACTCCACTGCCAGCGCCGAGTTCAGCGGATCCGCCTTCACCCGTGTCGCCAGTTCGTCCAGTTTCCTGGCGCCTGCCGTCATGCCGTCGAGCAGGGCATAGACCTCGCTCACATCCCGGTTCATGTCGCCGGCCAGCGCCCGCTCGATCACCTGATCCAGACCATGCTGCGCCGCCTTGGCCTTGACCTCGGCGTGCGTCATCGTCTTCGGTTGGGTAATGCCTTCGACCTCATTGACCTGCTGCACCCAGGCCCGCAGCGAATCGACGTCCTGCACCTGGTTCAGCGATGTCCAGACGCCTTGCTTGTCCAGATTCAGTGGCTCAACCGGGGGCGCCCCAGTGATGGCCGGCTGCCCGCCAGTGCCACCGGTGATTGCCGGTTGTGCGCGTTTGGCGGCGGCCTGCGTGGTGCGTGCGGTCTGATCAACGATTGCCTTGGCGGCCACTGCCGGGTCGGCTTCGTTGGCAACGATCACCCGGCCCAGATTCTTCGCCTCGCCCTGGGCCATCTTCGGCAGCGAGCGGGTTGCCTTTGCGGCGCGTTGTGATATCCAGCGGGCAGCGGCATCAATCGGGCCGGCGACCTGGATCGGTTCGTCTGCCGGCGCGGCAGGATCCGACAAGGCTTCGTCCAGCGGCAGGGGTTGCGTACCAGGCAGCGAGTTCGTCGCCCCTTCGGCCAGGTCTTGCGGAGTCAGGAACTCGTCCAGCGTCTTGTCTGCAATCATTACTTACCCCTGGGTGGCTTCGTGGCATTCTTGCCAGAGGTATTGCCACCGTCAACAGAATTGACTACACTTACATCACCCCT